CTTGCCGCCGTTGGTTTTGAGCCAGGCCTTGAGCTCGTCGAGCTTGGCCCTGGGAACCTCAACCACCACCGTGGTGACGGAGAGGCTGCGTTCCCAGGCTCTGAAGTGACGGACCAGGCTGGTTCCTTCCTCGTCCTCTCGTGAGGCGAAGACGACACCGCATGTGAACTCCACCTGCGCGTCGTCCGATGGGTCATCCCCATCGAGCATCACGCCTTTGACGTTCTCGTCGCTGTCGTCGAACCACTGGTCTTCCGGCCAGGAAGCCAAGTAGGCTTTCCAGGTCGCACCATTGGTCTTCACGCTCAGGCGGCCTTCGCGCCGAACAGGCTCGTGGTCGGCTTCGGGGTGCTGCCAGGAGCGCCACCGACCTTCGGTGCACCGGCCACGCCCGAGCCACCCTTGGCCTTGTTGCGGGCAGGCTGTCCGACCCACTTCTTGGTCCAGGTTTCGAAGAAGGTCGCTTCGGTGGAACCGGCGCGGATCTCGGCGGTCGTCAGCTTGTCCTCGGCGCGGAACACCTTGTCGAGCTCGTTCTCTTCACGGGTCTCGCCGTTCGGCTGGTAGACGCCGTTGCTGTCCTTGGTCGTCTTGTCTACGATCTGCTTGATGAGGCCGAGGTAGATCTTCTGGCCGATCAGATCGACGAGCACCGGGACCTTGGTCGGCACTTCGGCCTTGGCTTCCGGCGAGTAGACGCTGACCAGCTTCTCCGGGGTGTCGAACTCGTCCAGGGGCTTGCCGACCGTCAGCAGGCAGATCGAGTTGACCATGTTGAAGCCAGGCAGGAAGTGCTTCTCGCCGGTCTTGTCCACGTAGAAGTTCTTCTTGCCCTTGTCCTTGCCGCTGGTGACGTAGATCGTCTGGCGCACGTCACGGCCGGCGTCGGTCTTGGCGTGGATCACGATGCCCATCGCTTCGCTCTTGGCGATCGTCACGTAGGCCATGGTGATGGTGGACAGGTAGGCGTTCGAATCGACGACGCCGCCGCTGCCAACGCTGTCGGTTTCTTGCTTGATGGTGTCGTCGTTCGACGCGAGTGCTTTGAGGAGGGACATGGTTTGCTTTCTTTGGTTGGTTTGGGGGAGCGCAGTGCTACGGCTTAGAAGGGAGCTTCTTCGCTGGCGTAGTACTCTTTGAGCCGGTCGAGGACCAGCTGCACGTTGTTGTCGATGAAGGTTTCCTTCGTCGAGAACAGGCCGAGAGGACCGCGAATGCGCTCGCCCACGGTTTCCTTGGTGATCTTGGTCTGGAAGACGTACTTGAAGCCAAGGGCCTCTTCTTCCGGAGTGATGTTCAGCAGGTCGGACTTCATGCCTTCCAGCTGCTTGATCGTCACCTTCTTCGATGCCAGGACAACGGTGAAGTAGGACTCGATACCGTTGCTCTTGAGCGAACCCTTCACAGGGATCTTGGTCTCCATCACCATCTCGCCGGCGTTGAGCGTCTCGGCGGTGTGGGCGGTGAAGATCACCCTCTTGGTGCTGCGTGCAACGTGTTGCTGCATCAGCACCTTGAAGTACTGGCTGAAGTTGCCCCAGGCCTTCTGGCCGTCAGCTGCGTTCAGCACGTACATGGACTCGTACATGTCCATGAGGTAGGTCTGGCTGTCGATGATGATCGTGTGGCACTTCGAATCAGTTGCCTCCGCCGCATCGAACAGCTCGTAGATCTGGAGCGGGTCCGTGATCGTGAACTGGCGGAACTTGGACCGGAATGGGAGCTTCTTTCCGGCCTCGCAGTTGGCGTACCAGACACCAGCCTGATCCTCCAGCCCCATGAGGGATGCGGACTTGCCGGTGGCCGACTTGCCGCAGATCATGAGCAGGTGGTCGTTGGTTTCTTGGGTCATTGGTTTCCTTCTGTGTTTTGGCTGATGCAGCGATAGCGCTCGGGTGGGATACCCATCTGTGCAGCTGCTGATCTGCAGACTGCGGCGCTGCTGAACGAGGCCATGGGTCGCCAGTCGTATTCCTTGATCCTCACGCCGGGTGCGTAAGCCAAGCCGACGACAGTCCAGATGACGAGTAGGTATGTCATGGTTTCCGTTGTTTTCGAAGAAGCGCCGGGACGGCGCACTGAATCAGACTGCGGGGAACACCGTGTCCTGGTAGCTGGCAGACTTCAGGAACTTGCCCTTGGGGGCGTCCGGTTGGTCGCTGGCCGACTTGAGCACCATGGTTGGGTAGTCGCCCTCGACGTACACCTCCGTCACGCCCTTCTTGGCGTGCATGATCTGGGTGGCCAGGCGATCGTCTGGGTCCTTCATGAACCGGGTCATGACGCCATCGACCACCGCGTTCATGTCCGCGTCGGCATCGATGCCCATCAGGTGATGAGCGCCGTAGCCGAACACATGCATGTCGCACAGGCCGTCACGCACCAGGTCGCGGTCAATGGGGTTGATCGCCTTGCTGGCCACGAACTTGAGGTGGGCCACTGCGTCCTTGACCACCTCGGCGTCTGCGCCCAGGGCGATGACCGTCTCGCCGAACTCGTCGGCGATGTTGAGGACTTGGCGACGGACACGAGCCCAGTCGATGCGTTCAGCGTCGCCCTTGGGATTGCCAAAGGCCGTGTTCATCTTGGAGACACGTTGGTAGTTGCTGCTGCTGCGCATCGGTTGATACAGAGGCTTCATAGTTTCTTTCTGTTGGATTAAGGCTTCTTGGAGATGGCACGCATCACACTCACCATGATGGTCTTCTCGATCTCGACCTCTTCCAACTTGTCAGCGATCTTGTCGTTGAGACTGATCACCTTCTGTCGGATGTTGTCGAAGCTGAACCCGGCATCGACCAGGATCATTGCGTAGCGCAGCAGCATGTTGTTGCGATTGCCGTCACCAATGTGGTTGATGACCCATCGCTCCAGGTTGTCCATGCTTTGCTGGCTGTCCAGCAACACCTTGCGGCTCTCGTTCTTGCTCGTCTTCGGGATGAAGGGCAGAGCGTCGAACACTTCACCATCGTTGTATTCGTAGTAGCCGTCATGCGACAGCCACTTGCGAGCACGCTGATTGGTTGCGGTGTCCACCTCGAACGGAAGCCATTCGTAGATGTTGCTCATGAACTCCTTGTAGTCCTTGGCATCCAGCTTCAGCTCGTAGTTGAGCGGCAGGATGATTCGGAAGCAGTGCTCCTGCTCTGTGTGACTCTTCGTCGTATAGAGCAGGTACTTGTACTTGGAGAGCAGCAGCTTGGCGGTGCTGATGTTGCAGCCGCCGTCAACGTCGATCACTGCCAGGTTGAACCCCGCTACTGCGTTGTCTTCCTTGCGGTAACCGCCGAGTTCAGGGTGACCTGGCTCGGAGTTGAGGTGGTGGGCGACCCAGTGCATGCCTTGTGCCTGGGTCAACTGGTGCAGATTGTCGAAGGGCACCCGCTCGTTGAGGTAGCCCGTGGTCATGTCCGTGCTGTAAGACACGACCATGCTGTCCAGGCTGGACTCCTTCAGGGACTCGCCCCGCAGGAACTCGATGCCATCCGAGAACGCCTTCTTGATGATGACGTTGTTCTTGTAGCCCCAGGCGATGGCGAGCATCAGCATCTGGGCCTTGTCCGACGCACTGCCCTTGTAGTAGGGCAGCTCGTCCACCAGGTCAGCCTGGGTGAGCTCGCGGTCCACCGATGAGATGAACTTGGCCAGCTTCACGTAGGGCTTGTCGCGGTTGAGCAGCAGGTTGAATGCCGCACCGGATTCCTCTGCCAGCTTGATGGCCTGGTACAGATGGTCCTCGGTGATCTCGTCCGCGTCGTCGATGAAGGCGTAGGCACCGGCCAGCTTGAGAGCCTTGAAGTACCGGTGGCTGACCTCCGCCCTGCGGATCTCTTCGTGAGCCGGGAAGCCGGCCGCTTCGCGGTCGCACTTCTGGCGGTACTCGATGAGCAGCAGCGAGGTCTCCTTGGACACCAGCAGCTTCTTGTTGGCGTTGATGCCGTCAGCCAGCATGTCCAGGCGGTCTGCCAGGTCCTTCAGGAAGGCATCGTTGCCTGTCTGGGTGAGCTGGGCGTAGACCTCTTCCGGCGTCTGGTCCAGGTTGCGTGCTGCGGTCGGGCTGTACCCGAAGAAGCAGCGACGGCCATAGCCCGTCTCGAGCATGGCGTAGAGCTCTTCCTCCACCTTGCCGCCGTTCAGCAGCTTGGAGGGCGTACCGAACATCAGCAGGTTCGTCGGGGTCTTGCCCTTGATGTCCTCGTTGCGGGAGTTCTCGGCCGAGTTCTTGGTGAGCTTCGGCTTGGTGTCGCCCTGGTCGTACAGCTCGAGGAACGTGTTGAGCACCTCGGTGGCACCGATCAGGTTGGAACCGATCTCGTCCACCTGGAGGTTGAGAGCGCCGGCGTTGGCCATCAGCATCTTGTGGCGCAGCTGCTTCACAGCAGGCGTCGTGGCTTCACTGAACGTGAAGTACAGCGCCCCGGCCATGTCGAATTCCTTCTGGACACGGACCAGCTCTTCGTCGGGATCCGTCGCCTTGCGGTTGGCACGCTTGACGGCCAGCTTCGGGAGGTTCTGCTCCGACAGCGAGGGGAAGGCCTCCTCCATGAACCGCGTGCGGAACAGGTGGATGACATCGTTCTCCAGGACGCCGCAGGCATGGCCTTTACCTGCACCGGACACGGCCAGGTTGAGGGCGTACATGTTGACCGGGATCTCTCCACGGTCCTGGGTGACGATGTTGGCTCGCATCATCGAAGCCACCACACTGAAGTAGTAGCCGACCAGCACCCGGAAGAACAGCGGATTGCTGTTCTGTGTCTTCTCGCAGAGGATCTTGACGAGCTCTTCTGCGGTGGGGTTGTACTCCATCTCTTCGAAAGTCTTCATTTTGGTTTCCAGTAGGGGTTGGTTCAGCTGCCCATGTCGAGATCGCCACTCGCAATCAGGGCTGTCTTCTGCGAACACACAGGGAATGCGCTGCAGAACTTGCAGGCCATGACTCGACCAGGGATTTCCTTGATGAGTCCGACACTGCCGTCTTCAATGAAGCGGAGCGTCGCTTCTTCACGCAGATCGAAGTTCTTCGTGCTACGAGCCGTCTTCTCCGGGTTCTTGTAGTACTTGAACACCGGCTCACTGCGCCACAGTTCTTCATCGTTGCACTGAGGAATGGTTTCCTCTGGTGCATCCCAGTACTGCTCGATCTGGGCGATCTTTCGACGGATGAATGCTTCGGTCTCGTTGACGCTGTTCAGCGAGAACGTCTGTTGGTGGAAGCGCCGAGGTGGGTACTTCGGATCGCTCTTGGCCATGCCACCCTTCCAGTCCATGAAGATGAAGTGGATGTCCATCTCGTTCTGGGTGATGAGGAACGGGTCAAGCCAACGGTAGATGCTCCCTTGCTGGGTGTACTTGCCGTTGTTGACCTGGTTCTGGTAGGTCCACACGGAGGTGGACTTGTAGTCTTGGACTCGGCCCTGTCCAACGAAGTCGAACTTGCCAGTGATGGTCCACTTGCCGATCTTCTTCTTGAGGCGCTGCTCCAGGTGGATCGGGATGATGTCTGGATTGGCTTCCAGATCCTCTGGCGTCGGGTCGATCCTCACCAGGTCGATGACCTTTTGGGGATAGCCCAGGGCCTGCATGGAGGCCTTGTAGTTGAAGCGCCAGGCACGCTCGATGCCGTCATGGATGGCAGCACCCATACGGCTCTGCATCATGTCGGCCAGGTTCACCAACCCTTCCCCGTCAGGGACACGGCTGGCCAGGATGACCTGGCGAAGCGGCTTCAACAGCGTCGTCGCACTGATGGTGTGCGGGTCGTCGTTGTAGTCGTAGTTGTCGCTTGCGAGAAAGACTGCCAGGGCCAGCGGCACCTCTGACACGTTGGAGTAACGTTGGGACATGTGATTCCTTTATTCGGCGGAGCAGCGCGGGGACCGCGCCTGTCTCAGTGCATGTCGTGTGCGAACCACCGCGGATAGCGGAAGTCATCCCACTTGAAGTACATGGTCTCGAGCTCAGGGACGTAGTAGCCGTCGAGGTGGGCTCTGCGAAGTTCTTCGAGCATTGGCTTCCCCAGGAGAGGCTCTGCGTCAGGCTTCCAGGTGGTCTGGGGCCTGGGTTCGGTGTTCATCACCGTCTCGAAGAACTTCTTGAACATGGTTAGCTTTCCGGGTTGAGTTCAAGCCATCGGGACAGGGTGTCCCTGGCTTCCTTGATGTCCTGGTACTTGGACTTGCCACCGGTGCGGACGCCGCTCAGGAGCAGCTTCTTGCTGCTGTGGTGGATGGCCCCACTCGGGTCCTGGATGTCGAACAGAAAGTGGACTGCGTAGACGTCCACCTCAGTCATCTCGCCGACAGCCTTGTAGTACTTGGGGTACTGCTGGGCGAGCGAGCTGCGGGTGGGAGCTGGCTCTGCTGGGGATGAGACAACGAAGTCCTCACCGAAGTGCCAGGCGCAGTACTTACCCTCATAGACCACTGTGTGGTCACAGCCGTCAGCTGCACAAAGTGCTTTTGCCATGGTGTAGTCCTTTAGTCGTAGGAGACTTCTTCGACGCTGTACGTGGCTGGGTACCCCAGGCTAGACATGTGCTCGTGGTGGACCCTTGCGGCCCACTCAGCTGCGTGCTGGGAGCATTCGCTCTGCAAGTACCGGCCGGTCTCCTGGTGGACCACCACCCACTTGTGGTTCAGGTTGAAGTCTTCGGGGCGGCGGGCTGCTTCTTTGATTTCGGTGATGGTTTTCATGGTTCTGTAGGTCTCTCTGTGGGAAGGGGTGCCCAGCCGACCCACCAGGGGTCGTCGCCCTTGTATTGGGCGTAGACGGCGACTCCGCTCTGGCCTTTCAGCTGGAGCTTCACGCCGCGTGGGCAGGTGGACATGGGTTGCCAGTGGTAGCTGAGGTCAACAGCCACGGTGCCATCTCGGTTAGTGGCTACTGACATATGGCGAACACGCTGTTGGCGGCCGGAGTACGCATCTGCATGGGGGTGGCTTTGGCTGGTGGGGCATCGCAGCGTCGGTAGATGGCTGGACCGTGGATGCTTCCTCGGCGGATCACCTCGATCTGTCCCTTGATCGTCGCGTCAGACAGGTGGTGTCTGCCTCTGGGGGCAGTTACTCCTGTGGCCAACATGTACTCAGCTAGGCCCCAGGTGGCTGGAGCTTCAGGAAGGAGCCGCAAAGCAGCGGTTCTGCTCATTCTGTTCGATTGAGTTCGGTTCATGGTCGGTTCTTTGCGGGGGAACGGATCTTATCCGAAAGAATGTGGGAAACTACTGTCATTGATGGCATAGGCTTTCTATTTCAAGGTAACAAAGATGACTTCCTGCTCGACAAACGCATGTGGAGTAGGTGGTTGGGGCGGTCCACTGCCTGGTGATCCAGACAGTACGAACGTAATCCTGAGTGCAACCCCTGCATTTGGTGGGATTGATGTGTCGTGGACCTATCCAGCCATCTATCCCGAGGCTGTGTCCTACATCAAGCTGTATCGAGGCAACTCTGCGGACTTCGGTGGCGCAATCCTGCACCGCCCGGCCGTAACCGGGTCGTTCTACTACGACAAGGTGGACGCTGACATCCAGTACTGGTACTGGATTGAGATCGTCTCGGTGAACGGGACGGTGAGCTCCCTGATCGGTCCTGCCTCGGCCACGGCCAAGCCACTGATCGAGGACATGATCGAAAGGCTGACGGCCAAGATCGACGCTGGTCTGCTGGCCACGACTCTCCGGGCCAAGCTGGATGAGATCAGCATGCTGAACGACAACCTCCTGGCGGAGATCGCCTCCAGGGAGAACGCGAACATCAGCCTGGCTGACGCCATTGCTTCAGCCCAGGCCGGGAATGCGGAGGCCCTGACCTTCATCGCCAACGAGCAGGCGTCTCGAGTGACGGCGGATTCCGCCATCGCCGAGAACATCAGCATCGTGGCGGCCACCCTGGGGGATGACTTCGCTGCGGTGACCACGGCCATGCAGGTGAACATCGACGCCACCAAGGGCATCGTGGACGCCCTGTACACGGCCAAGGTGACTGTCAACGGTTTGGTTGGTGGCTTCGGTCTGTGGAACAACGGCTCCGTGGTGGAGGCTGGTTTCGACGTGGACACCTTCTGGATCGGCCGGACCTCGGCTGACAAGCGCAAGCCATTCATCATCGACGGCGGGGTCGTCTACATCGACGAGGCGGCCATCAACAAGCTCACCTTCAGCAAGCTGCGGGATGAATCCGGCTCGTTTGTGGTGGCCGGGGGCAAGGTCAAGGCGAATTACATCGAAATCGCCAATGCAATGATCACGAACGCAATGATTGCGGACGCTCAGATCACGACTGCAAAAATTGGCGATGGTCAAATTACCAATGCAAAGATTGGTGACGCCCAAATTACGACCGCCAAGATTGGGGATGCCCAAATCTCTACGGCAAAGATCGGGGAAGCCCAGATCGACACGCTGCGAATTGGCGCGAACCAGGTCACGGTTCCGTGGGCTGCTCAAACAGCTGGTTCCTTTTTCGTCAATGCGACCGCCGCAGTTGTCCAGTCCCTGTCAATTACCTGCTATGGCGGAAAAGTATTCCTGAGCGGGTCGATCAACCTGGCCGACAACGTAAATGCTGAGGTGAGCATTGTCCGGAGAGGCACAGGTGTCTCCGCCGCATCCAAGGGCACCTCGATCAACTGGGTAGACGAACCTGGTGCTGGCAACCATATCTACGACCTGTGGGCGCGTCTCTGGTTGCCGGGGGGTGCAGATCCTGGGACCACCTCTTCTACTTACCGAAATCTCATGGCATTGGAGAGCCGTCGATGAACTATTCCATCTACAACCTGGCCACCGGCCTGATTGATAAGGTTGTCAATTGCCCGGAGGAATCCATCGGGATCCAATTCGATCCTGAATTGCAGGGCTACATCGAGGGCAATTACGACGACACCGCCTGGCGGATCGTGGATGGTGTGGCTGTCGCCGGCGATACCAGGACCCTGGACGAGTACAAGTTCCTGGCCAAGAGCCAGTTGGAGCTGGGTCGGGCTGCTAGAGCAGCTGCCCCCATCTCCTTTGAGGGCGCAACGCTGGACGCTGACCTGAAATCCCAGGGGAATATCAAGGACAAGCTGGCTGACATCGACCAGAGGCGCAAACAGGGCATGGACTTCCCTGCTGAACTGCTGTTCTGGCGCGACTTTGACAACCTTATGCATACCTTTGTCACTGTTGACGAGTATGAAGCATGGTTGAGCAGGCTTCTGATAGCAATCGCAGAGCGCGGGACGCGCACTTATGTCTGGATGTGGGGTCAGAAGGCGCAGATCGATGCATCTACCACACTGAATGAGCTTCAAGCGGTCGAAGTGGTCTGATTAGGAGATAATCCACCACACTTCAACGTCCAAGACCACCAGAGGGAGTCTGAAAATGAATTTGACCCCGGTAAGTTTCAGCTTCGTCACTCCCAAGGGTGATCCAGTTCAGAACACCACCGTAGAGATCCAGTTGGCCAAGGCTGGATTCGATGACGACATCACTGGCGTCATCATGCCCAGGCCAATCCTGGCCGTGACCGATGAGAACGGGGAGGTAACTGTCCCGCTGGCAGCTTCCCCGACCATGTACTACGCCACGGTCGAGGACAAGGCCTCGGAAGCGGTGCTGTCCTACAAGTTCCTGGTCCCGGTGCTGGAGATCCCAGGCGAGGTTCGCTTCCAGGACATCGTGGTCGAGGGCACCCTGCCCAATACGAGCTACGACGAGGCCGCTCTCCTGGTGATCCACAACGCCAAGGCCAACGCCATGGCAGCTCAGGTCGCAGCCCAGGCTGCTGCAGTGCAAGCTGTGGATGCCGCCGACTCGGTGGAAGTGTTCACCGGCCAGGCTGCGGCTTCTGCTGGCTCAGCTGAAACAGCCAAGATCGCAGCCCAAACTGCGGGTACGTCAGCTGCGAACGCCAAGGTGGCTGCAGAAACTGCCAAGACCGCTGCTGAAACTGCGGCGACGACCGCCAGCACGGCTCAAACCAACGCCGGGATCTCTGCCAACTCGGCCAGCGCCTCCGCTGCTGCTGCCCTGGCCAGCAAGAACGCTGCCGCTGCTTCCGAGGTGGCAGCAGAGATCGCCATCCCGGTCTGGTCGGACACGCCTCCCCTGAATCCTGTCGAGAACTCCCAATGGGTGGACTCCACCACGGGTCGTCGTTACCAATGGATCGTCGGGACGACGAGCTCGGCTTGGGTGGAGACCGGTGCTGTGGTGGCGATCGGAAGCGATGTGGCTGTCCAGGCTCAGGCCAGTGCTGTGGCTTCTGCGAACAGCGCCGCCCAGGCAGCGGCCACCGCTGCTGCTACCGGCCTCACCGGTGCTGTGGTGGATGGATCCTTCCGCCTGAAGGTCACCCGTGGTGACAACACTGTCTTCGACGCCGGCTATGTCCGGGGCGAGC